ATTTCTATTGTTAATATTGGCTGCGGATTCTGAACCCAAATATATGGCTTCAGATCAGTAGCTATTTCAATTTCAGACAAAGAATAAGTTTCTTCGTTTGGTGTGGTATACACAAATGTTCCAGGTTCTCTTCTGGTATAAACTTTTTCGGTTTTGTCTGGAGACAACCATTCTATATAACCTGGATATGGATCAGCAGAAATTTGATAGTATTGCTTAACATAACCATCAGGGACATTACTTGTTGTTACTAATGGACTTGGAACAATATCGCCATAAATTGTTTCATCATATACCGATACAGGAATATTCAATGGTCCATAATATAATGCAACCTTAATTAGATTGGCTATAGAATTCTTAACAATTTCCTGAAATCTATCATCAACTTCGTCAATACCACCGTTATCCAAAAGGGTTGTGAAAACTTCTATTACTCTTTCAAACCCATATTTCAACGATAATAAAGCCAAAGCGCCAGTAAACGAATCATTAATAACAGTTGTAATACCGGCAGGTATAGGATCAGGACTACCCATAATACCTTCTGGAGTATTTTGCCCAGAACCGCCTGAACCCATACCGCCCATCATTCCGCTACCCATACCAAGGATATTTGTCATCTGCATCAATTGTTGATACATCTGCGGTAGCACTTGAGCCTTACCTTCAGGGTCAATTTGTTTCATCAACTGTGGTAAATCGGTTTGACCCTTTTCAGCCGATGCAGAAGTTGGCTTATCTGCGTTTGGTGCAAACTTATCTCTTGCGTCTGACAATGACTTAGAATCATCTGGTTTTACTGCTGGCGAATCTGCATATTTTACTTCAGCATTAATTTTAGGTTTCTTACCACCTAATGTCTGATGATTTGGACTAACAGTTTTATTGTTGTTATCAAAAGCCTTTTCTGCCATTAGCTACTTTTCCTTGTCCAAGCAGGATTATCAATACCAGGTTTTCTTATTTTACCGCCAGAATTTTTCTGAGCTTCTTGAGATTGTTGTCCAACACCACCATTACTATCATCATGACCTTCTGGCATATCACCACGTGCCAATGAACCTATAACAATAGGATATTGCATAGCAGTATCATGAGGTAAATATGTAACTAATACCCTAGAACCAACTTTAAGACCAGAAGGCGAAACACCAATTCTTGATGTCGCTGCTGATGTTACTGGTTGAACGACCATCGCCCATGGAAGTTCTTCGTCTTTAATTGATTGTTCATCATTATGTTCATTATACAATCTTACTCTAACTCTTCCGGATTTAGTCGGATCGTCTTCAAAATTTCTTACTTCGGCAATATAAAACATTATCCTTGACCTCCACCGCCACGTTTATATGAAGCCTTAACAACTCTAAGAATCATTGTGCAATTTGGTGGTTCCGCTGCAACTCTATATTTTGTTCTTATAGCAACCACCAAACATTTTCCATTGAATTGTGATTCACCTTCTTCCCAATCACTGTTTGATTTCTTTGGGATGTCAAGCTCAATCATAGAACCCAGAGTAATTTTAGGATTATAATATACTTCTAATTCTGCTGAATTTTGCGCTAGATGAGCAAGAAATGCAGCCCTTTTAGTTTTAGCCTCTGAAGTTGTGTGCTTGTCTTTGTTGTTAGCTTTATCATGTATATATCTAACAGGCACTGAATTAGCATACGAGGGAGACTGGTCATAAACTCCTTGACTGTCTGCGAACTTAAACTTGTTTTGTTTTTTTGTGTTTGTAGCAATAACCTTATGACTGGTCAAGTCAACAGCATATTCTTCTGTTTTATCTAAAGCCCTTGGTCCAGCATCGAAATTCTTAGAGGGTTTAAACCACATGATAGAATTTTGTCTGTCTTGCTGATTTGCTCTAGAAAAATTTAAATTGGTAGTTTGTCTTAATTTAACTACAGGTGACTGTTCAAACAATTCTTCAAAAGTCTTAAACACATATTTGTGTTCGCCCCCGCTGTCCCCTTGTTGGAATAAAGCAAAAGTTGAAGATTCATATTTTTCAGAAACGTGCTCTGTATTCATTTTCTTCAATGCATCTAGAGGATGCATTCTAGGAATAACAATTCTGCGATTTCCTTTGGTGTCAGCTTTATCTATTTTTCTTTTAGTCTTAAACCCTTCTTTGAGGATATGCTCGACTACTTCACTGGTTTTACCTTTAAAGCTCTTTTCAATATGATTACCCTGAGCGTTTAGAAACTCAGGAGAAACACATCTTATGTCGTATTGTTTATTGTGACCAGACCCAGTGTTATTAAAAGATTCATCGTTTAGATTTTTATTCTGGAACATTTTAAATTTGAAGTTACCACCGCCACCAGAACTAAAAATGTTATCATCTCCAGAAAATCTTATCTCGACATCTTGATCATATGAACCATTAATTCTGTTTTGGCCTAATGCATCAGAAGCATCAATAACTCTTACTTCACCAACTGGTCCGTAAGGATTCAATATATCTTCATATACGTTGAAACCAACCAATGAAACTTTCTTGTCCTTGGTTAGATCCATATTACCAACTTTTACGTTGGATATTTTTATATCACCTGCAGCCATTTTATTCCTTCAATAAATCTGTTAGGTTATCAACTGCTACTTGCTTCAATCTGTTATCAAGAACTCTGATGGTTTTATTAAATTCGTTCTTATCTTCTTCAAATTCTAAGTAAGTAACAGCTTTCCAATATGCCTCTTCTTCTACTGGTATATTGGAAGAAACTACATTTGAAGATGTAAACACAGTGTTTACCGAACTCTCAGAGCCATAGATATAACTGTTAGAAGTTATAGAAACTGTTGCACTGTTTTTATATACTCCGCTAACATGACAAATAGAAACTTTATTATTAGAAACTGACAACACCTGTCCTCTTCCATAATTCTCATTACTGAAATTTATGTAACAAATTTCATCTTTTATGAAAGAAGTATTACTGACGGTGTACTGAACAATTTTGTTGGTATTAGTTTTCCAATCAATCTGTTTTCTCTTGTATGACATGGTTCTTCCGTTAGAACCAAATACAGGCTCCCAATATCTTTGCATACCAGGAGTCAATGCATTATAACCACCAATTGTCAGCTGATCTCCGTCTACCCAATTATTAACATAATGTTTAATTTTAGATTGAGCGTTATAATAAGAACCATATTTCTTGTCTAAGAAATCGACCATTTCTCTTTCGTGTAAATACCACTCATAATATGGGTCAATGATTTTGTTTACAATATAAAGGATCCAACTTTTGTATTGATCGTCATAATATCTAGCACTTAGCTGATCGGCTCTTTCGTTGTCAGTAATTTCATAAGGATAATAAACAAATGGAATTGTTTCAATCTTATCCAAAACAGTAACACGCCTAGTGATATCTATGGCTTGATTATTAGCATAGGTTATAACAGGGAATTTGTCGAAATATCTTTGTGGCATGTCTTACTCTTTAGGTTATTTCTTCTGAAGTCCAGAGCTGAATTTCTTTCAACTGCAATGTAAGGTTGATTACTGTTGGTGCACCACTTCTAAAGAAAGATGGAGTTCCAGAGCCATTATAATCAACTTGAACTGATATGATGGCACATGGCTTCAGTTTGAATAGATATTTCTCTGGCTTAAATGACACCAAAGCAATCTTAGGGTATTTCTGTAACCCCCAAATTCCAGTGGTGCTAGGTAAGGCAGCTGCCTTACATTCTTTTATTATACTCAATAAAGTCTCTGATTCGCTTTCTGTATTTGGAGCCAAAGTCCAGCTTAGTGTAAACTCTTTAAATCCTGGTCTCTTATACATCATAAACATAAAAGGATTAATGACATTACCTGATGCTATTTCTGCACCTTTAGCTCCTAATTGTAACCCAGTAACCACAGATGTAGCAAAATTACCCAAAAATTGACCAGCTGCTTGAGATGTGGCTTGAGCTACAGCGCCCGTTGCACTCCATTCTTCCCACAGGACAACCTCGTTGTCGTTCAATCTTCTTGGAATTGGCAGCTTGAACCCACCACCATATGATATAGCTCCTAAACCGCTTGACACCAAACTGTATTCATAATTCACCAAGCTGATGTTAGTATAAAACCCT